TTTAATGTTATTTGCTACTTTTGTGTATGAAAAAATTACTACCTATTCTCATTTTATTATTTGTTTTTGCTTCTTGCAAAAAAGACGACAACTTTATTAATCCTCCAGCAATAACGCCTGTACAAAAAGAGGATTCAACGATTACAGTACCTCCATTTTCTGCAACTATGACTGCTAATGGTTCAAAACGAACAATAAACATTGTCGGCGGTTTAACTTATATCAAATTCGCCGCCCGTGTACCTATACCTAATGACCCGAGGGCTCAATTCGGTTTTAAAACTTTTATTTTCGACCTTAAATACGATAAGGTTGACGTGACAAGCATTCCTCGCAATTTTAACGCTGTTTATACTTTTGTGAGGAATAGCCCCTATAATTACACCTTTATGCATGATGTTATACCAAATGAAACCTACAGTATTATTGTCAACGGTCAGGATTTTTTTAATGACACCATTGAGTTTAAATACTAGATTTTTACGTCTTTATATAAATTTTGCTATCACTATCCTTAATTACTAAATATTTAAACCCTGTCATGGTGGCGGTAGTTGGCAAACCGTACATGATCGCATTTCCACTGGTCACCAATGCCGGTGTAGTTGTCGAACTTGACGCCACAATTGTACCCGCACTTATATCTACATAACCTTTTGTGTCTTTCGAAACTTTGATTCCTTTACCGCCCGATTCGCCACCAATCATGATATAATCGCTTGTATCACCTTGTTTTATAAAATTATCATGCAAAACAAAACCGGAGATAGTGCCGCTAACAGCCTCAATGGTATTAGCCACAATTTCCAAGGCGTTGATATAATCAGCGTTAATGGTATCGGTAATAATGCCGGGGATAAAATCAGCTTCTAAAACCTTTACACGTACATAATCCGCATTAACAATATTTGCCCGTATATAATCAGCATCCAACAGCGTGGTTTTAATTTTACCGCCCTCAATTAATGTACTGCCCAACTTGCTCAGCTCTACAACATCTTGGTAAGCCATGCTCTTTAAACTTGCGGTTAAGGCGGTGTAATTGTTCTGTGCGGTTACTGCTAAGGCGTTGGCGGTGTCAATTGCGCTTTGTACGTCTTCGGGGGCTGGCGTCCAGTCGGTGGCTTTGTTGCCTTTTTCGAGTTTAATGTTTTTGAAATGTAATACTCTAGAAGGTGTAACGCTAGTAATAATAATAGGTTGGTTATTAACTGGCGTTGAGAAAGTAAAGGAGTATCTTTTAAAATTTGTGGTGAAATTAAAGTCGCCACCGATGTTTCCGCTTCCAAAATATAATGCCGCATGTGATAAATCGACATCACTCTTCGCATCAAAAGAGAATGTAAGTTGCGTGTTAAGCAGGTCGTCTGTCAGATTAATATATCTAAAAATCCCTATCGATGAGCCACTAGATAATCGCAGATAACCTAAAGTATAATTTATAGAGCCAAATCCGCCATCATTACCGCTCCACCCAGATGTTTCTATATTTTTTCCGAAATAATTCCTCCCCCCAATCTTAACCCCATCAACCAGTTGTTGGCTCAATACCGCTGCCGCCGCTTGCGCTGCATCCGCCTTAGTTTGGGCATCAGAAGAAGCCAAGGAAACCGCATTGGCTTGTGCTACGTTAGCTTTAGATGTTGCGCTTGCATCGGCATAAGATTGCGCACTGGACAAAGTAGCTAACGACTTGGTATCTGTGTAGCCATTAACAACTGCTTGCACTGCCGTTACTTTTGCGGTGGCATCATCTTTTGCCAATTGAAGTTTTGCAGATACATCCGCAATTCTTGCCAGCTCCTCTGCACTCACTATTCCATCAGCGTAAGCTTTGGCAATTTCACGCTCATAAGCTGATTGTGCTGTCGCATAATTTTCTGCCGCCGTTTGTGCCGCCGTTGCTTTTGTTTGGGCATCGGCGGAAGCGTTACCCTGTGCCGTGTTGGCTTTTGCTGTAGCATCCGCCGCCGCTGCACTTATTGCTGCCGATTGCGCTGCGCTGGCTTTCGCCGTTGCGTCTGCCTGTGCCTGCGTTGTTGCAGAGGTTATCGCTTCGGTTTTGGCAGTTGCCACCTGTGCAGTAGTTGCTCCGCCAGCGTTTACCAGTATTTGGCTTGCATTTATCCTTGCGCTGTCAATAGTGCCACTTTTAATAACTGATGCGCTTAGCTCCAAGGTGTTAATGTAGCCGGCATTAACCACGTTTGCTCTAATGTAATCGGCATCCAGCAAAGTGGTTTTTATTTTACCGCCCTCAATTAAAGTACTACCTAATTTGCTCAGCTCTACAACATCTTGGTAAGCCATGCTTTTTAAACTGGCGGTTAAAGCGTTGTAACTGTTCTGTGCGGTTTGTGCTAAGGCGTTTGCGGTGTCAATTGCGGTTTGTACGTCTTCTGGTGCTGGTGTCCAGTCGGTGGCTTTGTTGCCGCGTTCTAACTTTATTTTTACAGCGGTTGTGAGTTGTAGGCGCACCAATACAGTTCCGTTGTTTTTGTCGGGTCTAGATGTGTAAGGATTCACAATCTGTGTTACCTTGCAATATGGCTCGCCAGTTCTTGTATCTAGGTTGCCCGACCAGTTTGTCCAGCCGTTATCAGCCCATAATGATATAACGCCACGCCCCCACATCTGTAAAGTAACCTCTTCGCCATCATTAAACCCCTCGATAAAGTAAGAAGCAAGCGAAGTGGTAATATTTGCTGAATTTAAAATTAAATTACGCCCACCAATTTTAACCCCATTAACCAGCTGTTGGCTCAAGACCGCCGCATTCGCTTGCGCCAAGTTGGCTTTAGTTTGTGCATCCGAAGAAGCCAACGAAATAGCATTAGCCTCCGCAACATTCGCCAGCACTTGGCTACCTGCAATTGTTTGAGCATTACCGCCAGTTACATGAACTTTACCCTTAACATAAACATTTTGTCCATACAAACCGTAACCGCTCAGCGCCCCTAAATCTGCATCAATAATACCGTCCAATTTCCCTAAACGAACCTTTGTTTTGCCTGTTAAATTATCAGAGGTTACGCCGTCTAAAACATCTAGGTAAGGTGCTCCGCTGTCGCTAGCAGTTAAGTATAATAAACCTTGGCGGTCTGCATCGGTGGTATTACCAAAGCGTACAACTGTATCGCCCGGTGCGGGAATGCCTGCGCCAACTTTACCAGCTTTTACAATGGTAAACGTACCGCTACCAACTGCCGTTATTTGTGCAAAATAATATTTAACCGCAGTGCCGTTAAAAACTTGGCAACGCACCAAATCATTAACTTGAAATGGAACGGCAACGGTGTTTTCGCCTGTGTCAATGGTGCAATCGTAGCCGTCTATAGTTTCGGTTACGGTGTCAATTTTTATGGTATCCGTTACAGCTAAAGCGCCATTTGTGCCACTGATTTTATTTAAAACCAACTCGTAAACATTGAACTCTTTGCGTACGGTTAAATTGTCAAAAGTTGCATTTCCGTATTCGTCAATTCTAAATCCGCTCCCAAGCGCACCGCTAACAAAAGATGGTGAGCTAATGGATTTGAAGCGAACATCGTCGTTAACTCTAACCGGCTGATCTAAGTAGTCGGCAAAATCCCGCCCGTCCCATTTATCGGCATCTAAGGCGTAATCGGCTAAATCGGCGTGTAGTGCGTTGGTTGCTAAATCGGCTAAGCCTGCTTTTATTTTTTGACCTGCTAGGTACAAATAGCCTTCGCTTTCGCTCAATCGGTTTAAAAAAATGTTTTTGCGTAGCTGGTTAATATCGAGCAAACCGCTACTTTCTAACAATTGTAAAGTGCGTTTTTGCTGTTGGTACTGGCGGATAATCTCGTTTGCGCCAATGGTATCGCTCCACACGATGTTGGTGTATAAATCGGGGTTTTGTAAGTCTCTGGTATATTTTGCGATTCTCAACTCGCTGTTGATGCCTATCTGATTATCCAACAAAATAGCGGTAGTGCCTAAAACTACATCGATGTTGTTCGCCTTCATAAATAGCGTATCGGTAACGGCGGAGTAAGCTAATTGAAACTTTGGGTCGCTACCCTTATCGTAATGGATTTGCGCCGTATCTTTCAATAGTTGTTCGGCAGCCGTTACGTAAGAGGTAGGCATAATTATATCAATCAACACGTATTTATCGCCGATGCCTGGGCGCAAGGTGTTGCTCGGAATATCCAAGTTAGTTTCCTCGGTATTTTTGTTGATGGTTATGCGCTTGGTGGCGTGGTTGTAATTTCCGATTGTAAATGTGTAGCCCGCCAGTTGCCCTGTGTTGAAAGCGATTTTAGCATCGCCAACGGGCGAGGCTTGCTCATTTATATCAAAATCTAAGGCGGTATCAAAAAGATACATCCAATTGTCATCGCCAGCGGTAACGCCTGTTACTGTGCCCTCACGTTTTGGGAAAATATCGGTAAACTCTTCGTTGTCCTCGGCAAAGCCATACATCGCCACCTTTGCAGGGTCTTCTAAAAAGTAATCGCCACCGGGCATCAATAAGGCATCCGAGCCGTAGCCAGTTGGTAAGTTGGTTGAGCCACCACGCACATAAAGGCGGGTAAAAATATTAATGTCGGTTTTGTTTTGGCGGGTAACGCTGTTTAAACCTTTGCCCTTGCCATATTCAAACGTATATCCACTACTTACCTCACGTTTGGTCAAATGGACAACTTGGTTATCAATCCAAAGTTCGGTTTCAAAAACTTGCGCCAGCTGGTGTAAAACCTGCAAGCAGTTTTGTTTGTTAAACGGAAGGTTTTTGTAATCGGTATCATCTACCACGCCAACCGTCCACCCGGGCGATTGACGATTTGCATTTTGAACTGCCAGCGTAACAAAAGTTAAGGCGTTCCCCATTAAGGAAAAATCTTGCTCCAACAAATCGTTAGCCGGATTAAGGAATTGGTAAGATGCCTTCGCCAAATCATACCAATGCGCCTCTAACTGAACTTTATAAATATAGTGTCGGTTTCCCTCTTTGGTTACGGTCGGGGTACGGTTAATTTTATACTTTTTGCCGTAAACCATGCAAAAATCATTGATCCTAAAATCAATATATTCGGGCAGTTCAAACGCCATATCTACCACGTCCGCACCCATTGCCTCGGGGCTTTGTGATCCTGTTGGGTAGACTTCTTTTATTAGTAAGTCTGCTCCGCTGGTTGGTCTGTAGAATTGGTATAGCATTTAGTTTGTTAGTTTTAAAGTGATTTCACAGATTTAAGGATTTCACAGATTTTTTTTTGTTAGGCTCTTGATACTTTCTACTTTTTACTTTAAACTATCGGTGTATTCAACTGTGGAAAATCATCAGCGCAAACGAGTGTAAATGATGCGTAATAATCATCGCCTTTAAAATTGGTGGTATCGGTATAAACCAAATCGAACTGGCGGTTAATATCCAAGCACTTTAAATTGAACCTACCGTTTAACATCATAGCGTTAAAAGCCGTACGCTTGGCTACAAAATCGGCAACGGTTGAGCCTATTAATAAAACAGGAATGTTGATCACTGCGCTTTCGTAAACCCTGGCCGCCAAGTCTCTTTCTGTACCGTGTTCATCTTTCCAGTTGTTAACCAGCGTGTCCTTAGGTTTAGGCAATTTCAAAAGCTCGCTATATACGCCCTCTAAAATGGTTATGCCTAGGGTTTCGGTTGGTATGTCGTTAATTTTGAAGTTTGTCATGTGATTACACAGATTTTAGGATTACACAGATTTTTGTTAGGCTTTGCAGGTTGTCTTTATTCTTGGCTCTTTCCATCTCTGCTCCTTTTTAAGGGCCGCCAACCGCTCGCACTCCGTTGGAGCTATTTGCCATTTTTGTGATACCTTCCTCAATTGCTTTTAACCTATCGGTATTGTTAGCCGTCCGTAATGTGTTCGATGCTATTTCCATTTGTGTTAAATGCTGGGTTTTTAGCATGGCTAACTGTTCGCTTCCGCTGAGGGCTATCTTGCCGAAACCTTCCCGCTGGATGCCGTTGCTTTCAATTACTGCCAAGCGCATCCCGCCAATGTTTCCGCTTAATACGTCGGCTTGGTTGGCGGTAATGTTTTGAACGTTGCCACGGATGGTGTTTGGGTTTGAGTTGGGATCAGCCCCACCAATTTTAGTCCCGGTTATCGACTGTAAATCGTCGAACTGTTTTTTAGCATCTTCGCCGAGCTTTAAAAAGAGTGCTTTCAAATTTTCCTTTTCGGTGGCATCCAATACGCCTCCGCTTTGGGCATCCTCTGCAAATTTTTTATAAAAGTCCTGCATTGATGATTTTAAAACATTGTCTTTAAAAATGCTCAATGCCGCATCGCTCATTACATCCTCAAAGAAATCGGCAAAATCTTGGGCGCTGGTTTTACCGTCTTTAAACATCTGCACAATACTATCCGTAAGTGCATCGGCGGTTGTGCCTGTGAAGATTTCGGCCGCCTGTTTGGCAACATCTTCTAAGGCCGCTGCAACATCACCACCCTCTTCTTTCAGCTTTTTAAGTTGCTCGAATAAATCTTTTGCGCCTGCGGTTAGTTTGCCCTGTGTGTAAAGTTGCTCCAGCTGATTATAATCTTTACCGGCAAGGCTATCGTAACTATAAGTTGTTTTGGCTTTTCGTACCCATGTGCCGTGTTTGTACTCGCTACCAGTAATTGATTGCTCTTTTTGGAGCTTACGCATGATGGTGTCATACTCTTTTTGAATATCACCACTTTGCGACTTTAAAAGGGCGTATTCTTTTTGCAGTCCCGAAATTCTGTCGGCTTGTGCTTTCGCACTTTCCCGCTCACGCGAACGCAAGAGTGCTTGGTATTCGCGTTCGCCTTTTATGGCATCGTCGTAAAATTTCTTTTGCTCTGCCCTGGCCGCCGCCGCCGCGGCCTTTAAATTTTTGAAATAACCAACAACGGCTTTACCAACGCTAAACGCGGCGCCAACAATTCCAAGCCCTGCCGTTATTTGTCCGCCTGTATCGCCGTCGTCCTTGGCTTTCTGATAGTCTTTTAAACTTGTGCCTACCTGTTTGACGTTTGATAAAACGTTCGCCAATAAGCCCAAACTGTCACCTAGCTGACCGTTAAAATCAGAGGCAAAACCAGCCATTTGCCCAACTGCCGTTGCGGCCTTTTCTATACCGGTATAAAACTTATCTGTTACAGATTTATCCGTGGCTTTTAATGCTTTTTTTATCTGATCGGCGTACTCTTTTGAAATATCACCGGTTTTAACCATGCCATTTAAAACAGTAGTTAAACTTTTGATGACTTCTTTTGCGCTCTTTCTGCTGAGCTCTTCAAAACCAGAGAAAAGAGGTTCAAAAACTTTAAGCTTCTTTATTTGATCATCGTTTAATTTATCATTTTCGGCTTTTAGGGCTTCATCCAGCACCGCCGCTCTTTTGGCATATTCGTCTGCTGGGAGCGTTAGCAAATCGCCTTTTAGTTTGGCATATTTATCGGCAATGGCTTGCTTTTTTATCTCGTAGGTTTCGGAGGCTTTTAAGGCGTCGGCAAAGTCTTTATCCCTTTTATCCTTTTCATTTTTTGCCGTGGCATCTGCAACGTCATCAATTATTTTTTTCCTGTCTTTTTCGCCACCATTTAAAGTTTTGCCGTCAAACTGCTTTTGCAAGTCCTGTACTTTTTGCAGATAGGTTTTTGTAACATCAATTTCGTCTTTGTAGCGTTCGTTGGCTTTTTCCTTGCCGAATTCTAATTTATAGGCTTCGTAATCGGTATAAAGTTGTTTTTGTTTATCAAGCTCCGTTTTAATAGCTACGGTTTTTTGTTGATAGGTTGCGTCAGCTATTGCGCCATCTTCAGCGCCCTTTAGTTTACTTCCGTCAACCTTAAATTTGTTTTTAGGGTCAGCGTTAAACTTAGTAACCTCGTCGCTAATTTTCTTGAACTTGTCTTTTATCGCTTGTATTTCTTCCTCGTTTTTGGTTAAGGTTTTGCGGTTAGCACCTGCGTTTAAATCGTCGACACGGGTTTGGAGTGCCGCCATAGCTTTTAATGCTTGTGCAGCTGCGCTTGCAAATTTTTTGCCGTCTTTATCGGGGTTTGTCAGCTCATCAAAGCTGAGTGAGTTCTTTTTAGCAAAGTTTTTAATATCATTATCAGTCTCTAAAATCAGCTTTTCAAATGCTTTTGCTTTAGCAACAAAAGGCGCTTTTTCTCTATCCCTATTGCCTTGCGCCGCTTTTTTAAATAATGCTTGGGCCCCAGCGCCCCCGTTTTTTAACCCGCTATTGATATAACCGCCCGCATCGTCATCACTTTTAGCATCAACCTTTGCTTGCTCTGCAATTTGCTCTTGATAAAGAGACAAAAGCGCAGCAGCCTTAGCCTTTTTAAACATCAATTGGATATACGCATCCCCGTTTTTAATGGTGCGCTCTTCGGCAACGTTGATGTCGTTTGTAAAGCCTAAAGTTTTCCCTATTTTATCGTTGTAAAGTTTTAACGCCTCTGTTTTGGTAATTACTCCTTTACGGGCTTGCTCAAAAGCTTGCTTTTGCAAATCAATTTCAATGGTTGCTTTTCCGCTGGCTTCACCAGCTTGCCCCATTTTATCGGCTAAATCTTTTTGCGCCTGTTCGGTGTCTGAAAGTTTAAGTCCGAGTAGATCAAGCGAAACAATATATTTTATAATGGGTTCGGAAGCGAAAGCTAAAATTCCAGCAACGCCAAAGCCTGGCAATAGATATGCAAGTTGTCTCACTGCGCCCCAAGCTTTACCTAAATAGTTTGTACTGCCTTTTATTGCATTCCCCAGTTCGTCAAATCCTTTTTTGCCTACGTTTTTGGTACGGGTAATTTGCACCTCTGTTTCCTGAAGCTTCCGGTTGTATTGCTCTATAAACTTTGGGTCTGATGATTTTGCAGAAGCCTGCGCATAATATTTCTGCAATGCAATCAGCCTGTTGAGTTTACCTATAGGTTTTTCTAAAGCAATGGCTTCTTTATTTCCAAACTCATCAAAACCAACACGCCCAGCGTTTTTTAGCTGGTTAAGCTTTTCGGTGGTTTCCTCAATTCTGCGATTATAACGGGCTATGGCGGTAACATCGTTGCTTTTATCTTTTAGCTGATTGAGTTCCTTTAAGTAAGTGTTTTGTTCTTCAATTAAACCGTTTTGATTAGCGTAGGATTTAGAAAGCTCATTTATTTTATTGGCAACCCGCTTAGTTTGCGCCTCTACGGTATCTCCGACACCCGTGGCGATACGCTCGCTCACGGCAGCATCTGTCTTAAACTTATCGTTTTCAATCGGAAATTCAACTCCTATACTAAGATTTTCCATAATTCCTTTTCATCATTGCCAAGGTTTCGTCTTTTGTGCCTTTTTTAACCTGTTTTGGTTTTTTTCGGAGACCTGGCGCATCGGCAAGCATCATTTGTATTTGCGCCCAGCTTACCTTCCAAAGTATGTAATGCACCGTCCAGCCGGTGTCCTGTGCTATTTTGTAAATCAGTCCGAAGGGGCTATTCATGCCACCGGCTTCTAACTCCCCTTCGCTTTTTGGCCCAGCATCGGAGCGGTCAGCCTCATCCCCCTGATGTATCTGGTAGTAGTCATAAAATCCGCAAGCCCGCCGTAGGTAATTATTATGTCCATTAGCGTGGTTATTGCCTTTTCTCCCAAACTTTCGCGTAAGTAAAACGCCAAAATCTTTGTAAAAAACCAGCCCAAAAGCCAGTTGTTTATAATTGAGCAGGCTACGGCTTTATGTATGCTTTTCCCGTGTGTTGCCATTAGTACCAAGGCTTCCTCGGTGCTAATATCTTGCAGTTGTGCCCGGCTTATTCCTGTTTGCAAGTAGTATATGCTTGCCCTGTGGATAGTGCCTGCGTGTAGTTGGCGTAGTGTTAGGGTAATGGTTTTTTTGCCAAACATTCGCAAAAACAAAGGGGCGTGGGCTTTTACCTTCACGCCCCTTTGTAATAAGGTATTGGCCACATGCAGTTCTGTATGCAGTTGCTCCATTGTTATGGCTTATACCGCAGGTGCATCAGTCCATGCCATCACGAAAACATCTTCAAACCCAGGATCAAGGATTGAACCGCTTACCTCCATTAAATTGATGTCTGCATCAGACGCTTTAACATTGGCTTTTGTAAAGCAATCCGTTTTAGGGATGGTAACAATAGAGCCGTCCTCTAGCGTAAAGCGCAGCGCCTTAATTAGCCCAGTTTTTACCCTTGGTGGATGCCAAGTATCTACAGTTTCAACCGTTGTTTTTGTACCGCCTATCCAAAGTACTTTATTGGTAGCGCTTAAATCCATCAAAGAAAATTTGATAGTTAAACCTGCCGCCTTTTGCCTTACCAATTTTGGGCTGGCTTCACCCTGCTTAAAGTGTTCTGTTTTTGTAGGGTCAGCCTCTTCTAACGTAAAGGTGTCTTTATAAACATCCATTTCTGCCCATCCGGCAACAGTGCCATCTACATTGCTGTAAACGCCTACCTCTGCTTTTGTAACTCCGTAACTTAACATCGTTCGTTATTTTTAATGATTAATTATTTGATTTTTTTGATAGTATTAAGATGCTAGTATCAAGTATCAAGAGCCTTGCAACGTCTTGATACTTGATACTGAACGCTTGCTACTTATCGCCCTCAGGGCTTTCCTCTTTTTGCTTTCCGCTTTCAACCTTTTCCAGTTCCGCCACTTTCTCTTTCAGTTTTTCCAAACCGATATTCTTTGGGGCTTTACCTCCTAAGGCTTCCAGTTTTGCAAACAGACCAGTACGCTCATCATCCCCGCCAGTACCTTCTACTTTCGCTTTTTTACTTTCGCCCTTATCAGTACTTTCGACTTTCGACTTTTTACTTTCAACTTCACCAGTACTTTCTACTTCCGACTTACTACTTACTACTTTCAAAACATCGCTTCGCTTAACCAGCTCCACGCTATTGTCTTCTAAAGTGTTGGCATAAACCTTGGCGTCACTTTCATTATAAAATGCTGTGGCGTCACTTGTAAAGTGGAATTGTTTTTCATTGGGGTGTTGCTTAAACACCGCTCTTTTTTTGTCCTCTAAATTCATAATATGCTGTTTTAAGTTTTTGAAATATTTGCTTAGGATTAAACAATAGGACGGTTGCCATTAAGGCAACCAATCCTATCAACCAAACCCACCACGGTAAACCATTGCGCACTGTGTGCGTCTCTTTATCTTTTAAATCCTGTTTAAACGCTGTTTTATTGTTCTTTAAACCGGTGCTATCTTTTTTGGTGCTGGTGTTGGTGTCTTCGCTTTTCGCTTTTTGCTTTCGGCTTTTGGCATTAAGCCCTACGCTTTCCGCCGTTCCCTCAACGCTTCCGTCGGGGTTAATTTTTCCGCTGAAATTGGTAAGCACTGCCACCAATTGCCCGGTTTCATCACTCAATAGCACTGTCTTTTTTTGCGAGGTGGTTTCAGCCTTTAGTTGTACGTTTTCAGTTGACGTAGCTTTCATCTCGGTGCTAACTTTGCTCAACTGCATATTTCGGCTGCTCTTACATCCAGCCACTACGGATAAAGACAATGCTATAAGTAATGCTAATATTTTTCTCATGCCTCAAGGGGATGAATAAATCCTTTTAAATTTAAACCTGCATCCCTAACGGATCGGTTAACTGTTCGTAGCTTAACTGCTACCCGGTCGCCTTCACGGCTTCCGCTTGCATTTGTATTGCCCTCAATCACGCTCATGGTGTTAGTTGCCAGATCAAAACTTTGCACTATTCCGGTGTGCCCGCTTGTGCTATCGCCGTGTTGCCAAATCACTATTGCGCCAACCGCTGGCGTGTCATCAACCGTAAATGTTCCGTCATTTACAAATGCGTTATAACTTAGCTGTGTGCTACCGCTCATTAGTGTTTTAACCTTTGCCAATAACTCGGGGTTATTGCGGTAAGCTTTAACCAGGATCAAGCGGACAAAGAATGCGCACCACGGAGCGCCAACGTACCAGCCAACAGATTTTAACTCCTTTTCAAAGCTGGCATTGGTAAAGCCCTTGTTTCCTTTTTTTTCGGTATAGCCTACGTAATACTTGGCGGCCTCTACTATAAACGTGACGGTTTTCATTGTAGCAATCCTCCAATTTTATCCTGTAGTTTTTTAATCCAGTGGGTTTTGTCTTTTCCGCTGATTACCGCAACATTTTCAAGAATGCTTATTGTTAGCTCCCAAACTATTTGGCAAAGAAAAAACAGATAAAGCCAGTCGAATACCACCGTAATTGCCGTTTTTCCTCTCGCTTCGAAACTTACAGACAGCACATAGGGCAGGGCAATAAGTAACATATAGCAAACTGTTTTAACGGTAAAGCGTGTTGCCTTAAAACTTTCAATGGGCACTTTGCTAACAATAGAGGCTATTAAGCCACTGCCAACTTCTACCAAAAAGCCAAACAGAAGCAGTATAAATGCTAGGCTATCTAGCCCAAACACCCGTTCTATCACTACCGAAACCGAGCTAACGGCTACAGTTGCACTACCTAAGTAGGCATACTTTGATGATGGTGCAAGGCTCGCATAAAACGAGCTTGCACTATCAAAATCAAAGCTTTGTAACAGCCTTTCAAAGTAGTTCCGCATTTCTTAGGCTCCTTCTACAATAGCGCCTATTGCCTCATTTTTGATTGGCAAAGCAATAAAGTAATGACGGTAGTTAATTAAATGCGCCTGACCAGTTGTTGTCGGCATATCGTAGTATTGTTTCAAAATACCAGTCTTCTTACCAATGTTATCAACTTGGAAAGCTACAGAAGCTTGTTGTTCTGTGGTTGGCACTGCGCCCCAAGCCAGCTTAACGCCTGCGCTTGTATAAAATGGGTTAGCTATATAAGTGTAAACCTCAAAGCCTGCAATCAACTTATTTACCTTACCAGTTGCATGGTCAACAAGCACATCGCCAAAGCGGTTTCTATCCTCCAACAGCTTGTTGTACTGGCGAGATGACAAAACAATTCGTCTACCATCTTCATCAACTTGCGCATCATCAAACTTGCCCTTAAGGGTTACCAACGCTTGATACACATGGTCAGAGGTGTAATTTGCTGGCAACAAAATAACCGGAGTACTTGCCGAGTTTGAAGCCGGCGCAATAGCGTGTATTGCTTTTTTGTACTTGGTACGGTTGATAACTTTGATGTGCCCTTTAGTGGCGCTGTCAATTTTATCGTAAGCTGCGCCCAACGCTGCGTCTTCGGCAATCCTGGTCGCCTTAGTTTGGATTTTATCCAAATTGATGGTTTTGCTACCATCCGTGTGATCCTCAACATCAATAGGGTAAGTTGTATTGTTTAACAATACGCCCGGCGTAAAGGTTTCTAACGGAATGTTGATGGTGTTTTTGTCCGTAATCGGGTCAACGTTTACCGGTCCTTCCAGTTCATCAATACCGTCTAAAAATTTTGCTACATGGTCTGTAGAAAGTTTTTCTTTTACTCTACGCTTCCATACTTCAGGGAAATTGCCTGCCATTTTTTCTAAAAATTAAGTTTAAATTATTTGTTAATACACCGTGGCTGGCGGTTATGCAAATAATTTGGCGTAGCCCGCAGGGTTTCCGTTTTTAAAGCTCAACTGTTGCTCTAAAGAAAGCGCCTGAAACTCGTCTGTATTTTTTGGGTTAACCGCTCCGCCACCAGCAGGGTTGTCTACCTGTGCACCTAGGCTTACTTTGCCCGGCAAGTCCTTTAAAATTGCGCTTGCGCTATCAAAGCCCAGGGCAACAAAAGTTTCTTTTTGTGTTGCCACGATTTTACCGTCGGTAACTGCTTGGTCAACTAAAGCAGTCAACTTAACCGCCTTTTCAGCTTTCGCCTGATTTTCCAACTTTTCACGGGCTTCTTTCTCTAATTTGTGCGCCGTAGTTTCTGCGCTAAGCTTTGCGCCCATTTGCGTAATTAGGCTATTCACCTCGCCCTCTGATTCTGCCGTGGCGCTTAAGCCCAAGCCAACCAGTACGGCAACCGCCGCCGCTGATAATTTGAATTTTTCCATTTCTGTTTGTTTTGATTTATCGTCGTTCTTTTTCGTTTCTGAAAGGTTTTTAGCTCCCTCTCCTTGGGAGAGGGTTGCGGTGAGGCTGAGCATAATGCCCTTTAATTTTTCGCCGGTCAGCTCTTCGCCATCTGCAAAAAGTGTAATACTGCCCTTATTGCTTGGGATATCGCAAATAGACGCCTCATGAACTTCGGTGTTGTGGAGCTCTAAATTGCCGTCAGCACCTTCTACAAATGTGGTATTCTTACCAAAGGCTAAGTAAAGGGAGGCACCGTTTAAAAATCCACGCTCAACCTTATCAGCTATTTTTTTGCTTTCGGGGTCATCAATATCAAACACCGGATCAGCCATCAGCTTAGTTCCTTCAATGCGTATGTTTTCCCACCGCCCATGTACCTCGCCACGCTTGTGCATGTACAAAAGCACCGCATTTGCTTTAAACCGCTCCAAATCAATTTTATCATTCGGCACTCTAAAGCCGTTGCTATTGGTTTGGGTTTCGTCGTTTAAAATGAAGCTCTTTTTTGCCATGTGTTGATACTAGATACCTGCTTTGCTCTTTGCTAAAGCCCAAAAGTGCGGTACAAAAACAGGGGGGCAAATTATGTGTGCAATGCTTGCGCAGTTATTTAAAATCGGCTGTTTTTAGGGCTTGTTTTGCCTTTATAATTAAGGCTATGGCAGGTAAACTAGATAAGAAAAGGCAACAGGCGGAAGAGTGGTACATCGAAAATAACGACGGATCACAAAAATTATGTGCCGAACTATTTAAGATAACCGAAAAGACAGTCGGCGCATGGAGCAAGAAGTACAACTGGGAAGAAAAGCGCTTAGACTATCACTCCTCGCCCGTAAAAATAAAACAGCTTTTACAGCGTGAAGCCATGCTGGTAGCGCAGGGCAATAAGCCAACCATCCAAGCAGATTCTTTAAGTAAAATAATGGCAAGCCTAGACAGGTGCGATAGCAAAGCCGACCCCATTGTGGTGCATCGAATTTTAAAAGACCTCGACAATTTTATATCTGTTGACGATCCGGCATTCGCTGGCAAATGCACCAAATACCACAAACTTTTTTTACAGCATAGAATTGACCTTGAATAATGGCAAACAGCACTAAATACCAGCGGTTAATTGCCGATTATGATAAGCATTGCTTACGCATTGCAAGGGCTACTACGGTTAACATACACGAAACTGAACGCCAAAAGCGGGATCGAATAGCGGAGCTGGAGAAAGATTATGTAAAATGGTTTGAATACTACTTCCCAAACTTTGCAAAAAAAAAGTGCGCTTGGTTTCACATCAAACTCGCCGCCATACTCATAGCCAGTAAGCGGATAAGGCTACTTGCTGAAATGTTCAGGTCTGCGGGAAAGTCCGTCCACGTAGCAATGGGGATTCCCCTGTTTTTATACCTGGTTAAAAGCGAATTAAAGTTTATGCTTTTAATCGGCAAAAATCAAAGCAAGGCAAACACCTTAATATCGGGCATACAAGGGCAGTTGCAATTCAATAAGCGATTAATTAATGATTATGGCGAAAAGTTCAACCATGGCAGTTGGGCTGATGGCGATTTTACCACTTCCGATGGTGTAAAGTTTATGGCCTTAGGTTTCGGCAGTGATCCCCGTGGTGTGCGTGAAGATGCCGAACGCCCCGACTACATAGTTTGCGATGATGTCGATGGTAAAAAACACCTCAATAATGACCGCATTATGGAGGATAGCGTTGATTATATCACCGAAGATATTTGGGGCTGTTTTGATGCCGATGACGACGCCACCGAACGCTTTGTTTATACAAATAACAACTTTAACAAAAAGAGCATTACCAATAGGCTTAAAACCTATTATAAAGACCAAATCCAAAAGAAGGTTGATAAAAGGCAATCAGACAGAAAGCACAATATCAAAACCAAAATAAGGGCTAAAGAAACCCTGTTCGAGATTCTTTCGGTAAATGCGGTAAAAGACCTTTCCACTTTTGAGCCAAGCTGGCCAGAGAAAACAACCGCAGATTATTGGCGGGATAAATTTGAGAACATGCCTTACCGCTCTTTTATGCGGGAATATATGAACACCCATATAGAGGACGGCGCAATTTTCAAATTTGATGATATTCTTTACTGCGAGCCTTACAAGCTTAAAGAATATGATGCCTTATGCTTTTACGGCGATTTAAGTTATAAAGCCCAGGGCGATTATAAAGCATTGGTATTAGTGGGCAAAAAGGGCAGGCAATTCCACATCCTAATTTGCTATGTGCGCCAAAAATCACGGGGCGATGTTGCCCGCTGGCTTTACGATACCTACGAGGATAACAAGTTGCAAAATGTAAATATCCGCTACTTAATTGAGGGATTGTTTGCGATGGATGACTTTGTGAACGACTTTGATTTAGAGGGCGACTCACGAGGTTATCATATCCCAGTAGTTGCTGATAAAAGAGCCAAAGGCGATAAGTTCGACAGGATAGAAAGCCTATCCGGACATTTTGAACGACATAACGTTTTTTTCTCCAGTACCATGCGCAACAGCGATATGCAAACCCTCATTGACCAGCTATTAGCCTTTGAAAAAGGAAGCCAGGCACATGATGACGGACCCGATGCCGTACACGGTGCATTCAACTATGTAAACATGCGGACGCACAAAAAAGCCAATAACTACCGAAGCATGCCACGAGCAAATAGACATTATTAAACAATTCCTTATCCCCCTTAGGGGTTAGGGGCAAACCAAATTTAATCATACATGAAAAAGAACTTAAGAAAAATTGCAGTAGTGGGATTGGGATTAGCGGGAGCTATTGGCGCTATGGTATCAATACCTAGTATTTCATTGGTTAAAGCGCAACAAATCCAAGAACAAAAGGCCGCCCGTGTGGAAAACATCGGCAGAAAAAACGTGGTCATCAACAACCATTATAGTGGGCTAGATATTGAGACCATACACCCAAACTACGGGCTTAGCCCAAAAGAATACGGACAGCGTTACGGCAATGGCAAAAGCAACATCAAAAAAAGCAATCGCAACCGCTTAGGGCATAATGCTAAATTAAAAAGGAGGGCATAATGGGCGGTTTTGATTTAGGGCCTAAAGGCTTTTGGATTTTCATGCTGGTAATGGCATTGTTTGGAATTGTTTACGGCGCAATAAAAATAATTACGGGCATTTACTGGCTTATCACACACATCCATTTTTTGCCATAAATAGCTAACCACCCAGACTATGGACTAAAATTAACCACCTAACAAACTAAAAAATGTTTCTAACCATCCAAGAATTAAAAACCATTGCCCGCCAAGAGCATATACAAGTTATAGCCGGTGCAGATGACCTCATTATACAAGAATGCGTTAACTCGGCAATTACCGAAGTGCGGAGCAGGCTAACGCCATCAAGCAAGCGGGAAGCTTACGACGGGCGAACCCGTTATGATGTTGATGCACTTTTTGCCCAAACAGGCGAGGAAAGAAATCCCTTGATCCTGGCATATACCAAATTGGTGGCAATGTGGCATTTAATAGTAAGAGGAAACGCAGGGGTGCAATACGAAACCATAGAGGCAAGGTATGACAGGGCGATAGAATATTTAAAAGACTTAGCCAGCGGAGATGCCACAGATTTAACCCTGCCCATTTTACCCGAGCCAACCGAGGCGGAAAGCATCAATAAAACATTCCGCATGGGTAGCAGACCAAAGTTTAACCACGAGTAGCCACGCTGTCAGGCTGAGCGGAGTCGAAGCCCTAACCACCTAACAAACTAATGACTAACAAACTAATCAATGGCAAAGCAATCAACTAATAGCAAAATAGGCAAAACCACCCAAAAATCTGTATTACCGTGGAAGCTTAAAAGCGTGAGCGTAAGCAGGCAGGATATACAAAGCTGGAAACAAAGCGAGTCAATGGCGCAATTTGCGGAAGAGCCTAAGCTTTGGCCACAACAGCTTTTGTATAACGAGATCATGAAAGATGCGCTGTTGACTTCCCAATTGGAAAACAGAAAGCAACAGCTATTTTCTGCCCAGTTCAGCATAAAACTGAATGACGAGGTGCAAGACGGTGCAAGTAAAGCCCTCAGCAATATGAAAGCCTATTCTAGTTTAGTAACGGCAATTTTTGAAAGCCAGTTTTACGGCAATAGTTTGGTAGAGCTTTCCTTTGACAAAGGGCAATTAGTTGCCAAAACATTGCCACGTACCAACGTAGTGCCACAAAAAGGGCTTTTCTATAAAGATTATACCGATGATAATAGCCCCACACCTTACCGTGAAATACGAGAGTTTGGAACTTGGGTTTTAGAATTTGATAACGGCGACTTAGGATTATTGAACAAAGCAGTACCACACGTACTATTTAAACGCTTTGCGCAATCTTGCTGGAGCGAGCTTTGCGAAATATACGGCATCCCGCCAAGGGTATTAAAAACAAACACCCAAGATACCGCCATGCTTTCCCGTAGCGAGCAGATGATGAAGGACATGGGCGCAGCTGCATATTTCATTATCGACGAAACCGAGCAGTTGGATTTTGCTCAAGGCGTAGCCACCAATGGCGATGTTTACAAATCTTTGATTGCTTTCTGTAACTCCGAAATTTCATTGCTTACCACCGGCGCATTAATTGGGCAGGATACAACAAACGGCAGTCGCTCAAAAGATGAGGCAGCGCAAGAAATGCTGTGGCTATTGGTGCAGGCAGATATGCGCTTGGTTGAGCAGTACATGAACAACACTATTTTCCCAGCATTGGTAAATATTGGCGTATTACCGCAAGGCGTAAGCTTTGAGTTCAGCGAAGCGGAGGACACCAAACAGCTGTTTGAATTCACGAAAGGCTTTTTATCAGACTATGATGTTGAGCCCAAATGGATCAAAGAAAAATTTGGCGTTGAAGTTACCCAGAAGAAAAAGGAACTCCCACCAAAAAAAGAGGATGATCCCGGCGAGCCGGATCCAACAAAAAAGAAAGGAGAAAAGTTAAGTTTTTTTCCCCAAGCCCCGTGGATAAGCGGGGCGGTTCACTTGTGTTGCAATCACCTCACTTTGGCATTACCGAGTAATACTTGGAGCGATGATGATTTAATACAACGTTTTTACGATGCCAAAGGCACACTAAGTTTTGATATCGGTTTGTTTTACCATACCGCCAACACCCTACTAAAAGGCTTTAAAAAGGGCTGGAAAGATGAGGGCGTTAAACTGGTGGCTTTAGGTTTAGAGTATGGCAAAGATGACCCCGCAATGCTTACCGCTTACGAGGCTAACTTGTTTCGATTTTCAGCTGCTAAAACCCTTGCCGAATCGCAAGAGCTTAACCGACTGTTTAGAGATGCAAAAAGCTTCGACCAATTTTACCAAAACGCCAAATTAAAGCTTGACGTTTTTAATAAAACGTGGCTAGAGACCGAGTATAACAACGCCATTGCCGTGGGCGCATCTGCCACCACTTATCACCGCTTAATGGCAAACACCAAGGCGTTTCCGTACTGGCAATATAAAACCGTTGAGGATGACGCCGTACGCCCTGAGCATCAGCTATTACACAACATTGTTTTGCCATACAACGATCCCCGGTGGAAAAAGATATTTCCGCCTAACGGATGGAAATGCAGGTGCTTTGTAATTGCCAAAATGAAGCATGAAGTGACCAGCGCAGATATTAAACGCTCTCGTGAAGCAGTTGACGGATTTTTAGAGGGCGCAGAGTTTGCCAAGGCAGAGGCGCAAGGCTGGGGCGTAAACCGGGCAGAAAGTGGCGAGGTATTTACCGCAGACCAACAATACATTAACAAGTTCCCGAAAACCGGCGCAAGAGAAATCAACGAGCTTAAGCCACAGCAATATGGCTTAAAATCTTATGCCGAGGCTAAAAAGAAAGCCACAGAACCCGTAAGCAAATACGAGGGCACAGCTGATGACTTTTGGAATAAGCTGGACGAGCTGGACGGGCAAAAGGTTTTAAAAGATTATAAAAACAGACCTGTAGAATTTTCCGAAAACACCCTAAAAAGCCACACCACCAAAAGCAAGGAAAGCCGGGTGCAATACATGGATGCGCTAAAAGACACCATGCAAAACCCTAACGAGGTTTGGATGAAAGGCGATAAGCTAGAGGACATGGTTTATATCAAGTATTATGAAGATGTAACGCTCATAGTATCGGCAAAAGTTAAGGGTGGCGAGGTTGAAAAGCTGGCGACGTGGTTTCCGCTGAAGGAGGCTAAAAAAGTAATAGAACGCTGGCGCAAGGGCTTGCTATTGTTTGCAAAAAAATAAAGCCTGCATTTTTAAACACAGGCTTTATACAGATTGTAATTCTTTTAAATCGCTGTTTTTACAGCCAGTTGTGCCCCCGTCATCTGCAAGGTGTTGGCGCTTCTTTACCGATTTAAAAGAACCTTATATACAAGTATAGCACAATGATGGACAATAAACAAAAGTTAACCGATTTTTTTAACCGCTTCAACCAATACTTTGATGAGCAAGTACCGGTAATAATTGCCGAAACCGCAAACGAGGTGTTTAGGGAAAGTTTTGTTAAAAAAGAATTTGACGGCAAAGCCTGGCCAGCACTAAACAAAAGCTACAAGCCTAAAAGCGGGACAATGATGGTGCGGAGCTCAAACTTGGTAAATAGCATTAGGCCTACAACCATATCACCGCAAAAAGTAATCATGTCAGCCGGAAGTTCAAAAGTGCCTTATGCTAGAGTACATAACGAGGGCGACCAGATCAGCAGAGTTGCAAGGTCTGAAACATTTATGCGCAACCGAGTAAAAAAAGGAATAAACAAGGGCAGGTTTAAACGTGGCGCTACAAACAACACCCAAGGCTACAGCTTTAAAGCTTATAAATACAGCATGCCACAGCGCCAATTTATGGGCTATTCCAAAGAACTTAACCAACGCATTATCAAACGAATTATAGCATACAGCACCACCTAACAAAAATCTGTGTAATCCCTAAATCTGTGTAATCAAATCTAACAACCTAACAACCTAACAAACTAACAACCCGAAAAAATGGACCAACTATTCAAATACCTCCGCACCCAACTAATGGCAACGCCTGGCAACGCTTGGACAGATGCCGACAAAGGACAAACCGCAAGCTACGAGAGCCATCCGCCAATTGCTTTTCCCGCCTCATTAATTAAAGTGGATTTTCCTAAAATAGAAAAGTACAACAGCAAGCTTAAAAAGTACACCGCCCGTATCATCATAAAATTAGTGTGGGATTATAGCGGTACAACAGACAGCACCGCCAGTGATGAACTTTTAGCCGAAAGCTTAGACTACTTTACCTTGGTTAATGCCGTAAAAGCAAAGCTAGACGGCGCAATAGACTTAACTGTATTTAACAAACCCTTAGAGCTAACGAGCATGCTTGAAGAAAACCGCAGAGACCAGTTGAAAGTAATGAACTTGACATTTAATACGGTAGTGTTTGCTGTTTAGTTTGTTAGGGGTTAGGTGGTTGGTTTGTTAGGCTCTTTGCTAGGCTCTTTGTCAGGCTGAGCGGAGTCGAAGCCTAGCCACGCAGGCTATGGACTGCCGACCATGGACTATGGACTATGGACTAAATAGCCACTAAAATAAAGATAACTGCCCTTTATACTCACTCGGTTTTAAGCCTTTTAAATTCATCCATTGGCGGTAACTTATGAAAATACCATGCTTTGGGAACACATGGCGTAAAATACGGGTATCAGGTACATCCTCCTCTTTTACCGAGGCGTAAACTTGCATAATAAAATTAACTTTTTTAAGATGATTGCCTCTGTGATATGCCATTAAACAAAATAATATTTTGCTTTAACACAAACATACAAAATTTAATCAAAGTAAAAAGCATAAAAAAACCCGATTAATCGGGCTTTATAATATTAAAAGTTTTCCGTTAATACTGGATGCCCTTTGTCGTAAACCTTTTGAAAGTGTGCCAAACCGTTTGGGTAGTCTTCTGGCTGGTTTTTTACAATATCTTCAGCTTCCCATTTTGGAAAGCATCCCTCTCCGATAACTTCCGGCTCAATATATTGCTCTGAATCTAACTGAATAGCGTCGATGTCTTTAATAGATTCGTCGCCTTCTGACAAAGTAATTGTTTTATCCAATTCAATTGCTTTAATGTCCGTTACCGCCTCATCTTCACGCCACAAAATTACATTCTGTTGTAATTGCACCTCATCTAATGAGTTGCAAAAGATTTTTAAATCGTTCCAATTCATAGTTTTATCTTTCTAATATTTGTTCACCAATTATTGTAATATTTTTTTCAATAAAAATAATCTCATCCGCCTCAGGATATTCTTTAGCAACATCCGCTAAAGAACTGGCGACTATATACTTCTTAATTTCAAAGTCATGCGCTGAGTTGGAGGCCCGTTTTTTTGTTTGATATAAGTTCATAATGTTAATTTATTTATTTTTCATTTTATACTGTAAATACTCCTGCAACCCCAAACAAACCCCTCCAACCTTTAAAAACCTACGCCCACCGTTACACACCGAGAGCTTTTTATATTTGTAATAAAGGTTGTTAAACTGCCTGTCCCAGCGTTCAATATCTCGCTTTGCTTTATCTACCAAAATTTCTTTTATTGGGTTTTCAATATCGGCGGGCGGTTTAATTTCCTTTCGCCTATTATCGGGCGGTCGGTTAATAAAATCTTTAATCTCTTGCGGGAGCTCAAAAGGTTTTTTATCTGTACCAGCGTGTAGCTTGACAAGTTCAAGTTCTTGCGTTTTCTTCTCGGAGGCTCTTAAGGCTTCAATATCCGCAGACCTTTTATCATCATACATATTTAACCAGTCAAGCAAGATGTTACCGTCCATGCTATCGTAACGCTTGCCGTAATGCCCTTTTTTCCCAGTGTTAAAGCAAATTACAAAGTCATCAATTTTAAAATATGGGTAGCACTCAATCATTAAATAAACGGTGCTTTGTATTTGCGAGGCGTTAAAGTTTTTGCCTACGTTAAAGAAATCGGCAACATCTGTAATTAAAATAGTAAGCGCAGCAACAAGCGTTTCCTCATCTGCTTTGGCAATGGTTGCAATATTTGGCTTTGCAGATTGCAAACTAGCCACCGCCGTTTTGATTTTGCTTTGATAAAAGTACTTGGCGGGCGAGGTTACCAAGCTCGGCTCTATCAGAGGCTCTATCAGTATGAGTTTGTTTTTTTGTTGCGCCATTCTTTATTTTGTCTATAATCTCTAAAAGGTTGCGGTTAATATCGCTGATGCTTTTTTGTTTGCCCAAATGCTCGCCTACTTTCTGCCAGTTGCTCAATATGGCTTGCAGGCTTAGCAGTGCGCTCTCGTCGGTTTTTTCTGTGCTAATGTTCTTTAGTTTTTGCAATAAATCCTTTAACGCTTTTCCGTTCCTGGCATCCATTAAAAACGGTAGTTTGTGTTGCGTTAAAAAAGCCTTGTATAATTGCACCGACTGTTGGTAATTGGGCGGAGCTTTCGGCTTCTTATCTGTAAATGCTTTGATAATTGCCCGCATCACGTCCGGGTGGTTGCCCTCTTTTATCTGTGCGTGGCAGAAATTTAATATCTCTTTAATGGTCATTTAAATCCAGTTTAATCCTGCCTTTCTCAATCATACCCCTAAGCGTAATTCTATTGTTAATTAAATGTTGCCTGCTTTTACGCAGGCATTCTTGGGTGTAATCTTTAAAAAAATCATTGTGTTTATTAAATAAAATACACGGTTTTCCCTCTGTTTTTATAAGCATTTTCTCGTGAACGAAGGATTGCTCACAGTCAGGACATATACACCCGGAATTTACCTCTTGACAATTATCTCCACAATCAATTTTTTTATGTTCATTAATTTTAATATCTACCACCAGCTCTAACGTATTATCGAAAAAAGCATCAAACCCTGATAAAATGCTACCAAAGAAAAAAGGTCTTTCGAGTATTTTATAAATTCCGGAGGTCATTCGGGTTTCTTTCGATAGTTCCTCGTTTATCACTATGTAGTCACTTGTGTAATCTTTAGTATCGTAGTACTCTTCACATATTGGACAATCTTCTCTATACCTTTCATCATAACAATCTTCACATAAAAGCTCCTTATCCTCTATCAGAATTTTCGGAAAGTCATCTAGTTCAAATATTGATTTGCCACAGCTTGTACATTGGCAGTCATTTTCTTCAATGAAAGCTATTTCATTTTCATCAATGCTTTTTGGATAAGAACTAAATTCATTTTTGTAATGCTTTTTTATTTGCTCTGAAACGCCAGCCTTTTTCATACTTTTTAATTTAAACTTTCTACTTAAAACCTACTTATTCAGCTCCTCCAAAAATTCCTTATAAACCTTATGCTCATAAATGTATAACACATAGTTAAGTTCGTCAACGCTGTGTTGCATTAAAGGCTTGGCGAATTTTCCGTATTGTATGCACCAGTCGTCAACAGCTTGCAAGGGGTTTTCTTTTCTCATACTGCGGGCTAAGCCTATCATCTTTTTGCGCTGTTTGTCGCCGGGCTTTGCCACAAACTCGGTGGGGCTAAGCTGGTGCATCTGCCTTTTAAATTCCCTAAACTCCGCATCGGATAGGGCGGTTAGGCTGTCGGTTCGTCCGTTGGTAAATTCGGCAACCTTATCTTTGTATTCTAAGCCGTTTGCCTTGCAAATAGCGAAGATGGGGCGGTAATCTCTTTTCATTACTCCTTAATTTTATAACTCCTTTTATCAAACAAAAAATCAATTGGGGTTTTGTAATAGGTTTGGGTTTCTCCTGATCTCACTGTGTCAAGCCCTAAAAAGTTATCCTTTAAATTCCACTCTTCAGATTCCCAAGTGAAATTCCATAAAAAAGAGATCATCCCAATCATTACGTAAATAGAAAGCAGTACCAAGACCAGTATAAATTTTAAAATAAAGAATATGCCCATGGCAATTGGTTGGATGATGTATTTCATTAGTACCTTAAATCAGTCCAGTGAATAATTTGTCCGGAAAACTTTTTTTCTCTTCCCATCGCCTTTATAAAGTAGTCTTCAAATGCCTCTCTGTTTTCAAATCCATCATTTACAGCCAAAATCTCCAAATCAGGCTTGTATAAATACTTATCGCCTATTGAAACTTCAAAACGCCAATCGTAAGTCATAAAGATGCGTTGTTGGCTTACGCATGGTATTACTGGAGCAAACTGAAAGCGGTTTTTTGTGCGGTTACCAATTACCGGGTGTATAAGCATTCCAACATGCCAGCGGTGTCCGGCTCTAATGGTGTGGAGTTTTGGTGCAATATTTACTAAGTCGCCTTTTTGATCACCGTTCTCGTGAAACTTTCTGTCCCAATGTTTGCCAAACTTATTTTTGTACGCCTCTAAATAATTTGTATAATCGAGTGAAATTGGATCGTTTAACAATCCCTCCCAAATTTTGTCGATAAAATAATTGGGCTTTCCGTTAATTTGTTGTGAAAATCCTAAAGTCATAATTAAAGAGTTAAAATTTTATGGCCTAAACGGCGGGCGGTGCTTACCTCCCAAAATGCGCCCTCACTATCAAACCAGTCATCTTGCATATAGAGGACGGGGCAAAGCGGTAAAATTGCCAAGCATAGCCTCATTGCAGTTTGCCAGTGGCAATCGGCATCTATCCATTCGGTTGGGTTAAAAACGAAATACCCGTTTAACCTCAATAATTCGGCGTCCTTCGCAAACTTCTTTGTTACGTCCAGCGTCAACAATCCAGTCACTTTACCGCTGAGGTAGGCAATAGATTCTCCCTTGTTTTTAGCAACTTCAATAAGAAGTGTAATCGCCTGTACTTTTTCTAATAGTTCTGTCTCGCTCATGCTTTTGCCTCCTTTGCTCTAAATATTGGATCGCCTAAACAAAAGGCTTCATAAATAATTTTCATTGCCTCCTCATTCGCTTCGCTTAGTTGGTCATGGCTTGCAAATCGGTGTATTCTAAATACTTTCTCAAAGGCGTAAGCGTCTGCTTTTTGTACCAGCTCTTTAAGCTCTTTAGCCTCGGCTATGGTGGGGATGGTGGCTGTGCCTTCCCATCCTATTTTTTTTGATATTGCGGTGTAAACTGTCATTTGTTTAAAAATTTATGTGAATTCGTATCTTTCGTTTTCTTGAATAATGGTGGTCTTAAATGGCATTCCGTCTTTAGGTACTTGCTTTATTGCCTCCATTAAAATAATGGAGCTGGTAAAAACCACATGCGCAGTACCGTTCAGCTCTATTTGCAGGCAAAGGCATTTCCCTTTAAACTTTGAATCGTCTATTTTGTAATCGCTAACCGTTATTTCACGGTTTAAAATTTTGCTTATTTTTATCTTATCGCCCGTAAAGGCAGAGTGAGCCACGGTAATATTAAAATCCTTAAAGGTTTTCATGTAATAGTTTTTTGATTAGGTTTTTGCTGTCGCAATGTTTTGCCCAGCCCATGTATGAGGCGGTTGAGGCTTTGTTTCTTCTATTAGCCATCATGCGGGCAAAGCGCTGTTTAATTGATTTTCTTAAAAGTGTGTGGGTATGGTAAAAGCGGTATCCAACAAAATCGATGCTCCTGGCATCAACCGGAAATATTTGATAATTCCCCTTAACCTCTAGCTTTAAATTGGTGCTTAAATAGCGTTTAATCTCCGATAAAAGAGCGTGTAAATGCTTTTTATCTGATGAAAGTATCACAAGGTCATCCGCATACCTAAAGTAATATTTAACCGCTTTTTGCTCTTTGATCCAATGGTCGAAATAGCTGAGGTAAAAGTTGGCAAAATACTGGCTTAGGTAATTACCAATTGGCAATCCGTCTGCGCTATCTATCATTTCATCCAATAACCAAAGCAGGTTGCTGTCCTTTATCTTTTTACGTAAAAGCGATTTTAAAATATCGTGGCCAACACTGGGATAAAACTTTTTAATATCTAGCTTCAAACAATACTTAGTGCTTTCCACATCTTTTAAAGCCGACTTAACGGCTCTAACAGTTGCGTGTATTCCTTTACCCTTGATACAGCTGTAAGTGTCATTGGTAAACGTTGCCATAAAAATTGGCTCAAGCACATTCATTACAGCGTGATGTGTAATTCTATCGGGGAAGTAGGGCAAACGATAAACTACACGCTCTTTGGGCTCAAAAACTTTAAACGTTGCATAAGCAGACGTTTTGTAGGTTTTATCAACCAGCATATTATGCAGTTTGAAAATATTTGCATCTTGGTTCTTTAAATGGGTAATTACACCGTACTGATCTGCCTTGCCTTTTCTTGCAATTTCATCAGCCAAATAAAGATTGTCGTAGCTGTAAATCTTTTCGTATAAATTGTTTATCCTTTTCATTTGCCTCTGTATATTGGCTCTTTTTCAACTTTTATAAGCTTACCAAAGCGCCCTCAACTTGTTGTTGTTTTTTGCCATGTGGGCATGGTCTGTACCGCTTGTTTCTTTGTACAATGGTGGGAGCTGACATTCGTATTCGAGTTATCGTAGTCGTAGTCGTTGTACGAGAAACTGACACCTGAACCAACTACAGCTAAAGCGGTACACCACCGGTTAATTAATTACTCAATCACCATTAAATCGCGGTAAATTGATAAATGGGTTTTGCCCACGTACTTTGCAATTTCGCTAGTAGGAAACACGAGGCGGGAGCCGACACCCGTAACCGAGCGATCGAAGTCGTAGACGTCGTACGAGAAACCGACACCCGAACCAACCTGCTCTGCTTTGTCCTTTTCGTACGTTTCCATATCAAACCAAGGGAAGTATTTACGCTGATCGTAATCGTTCCAATCAATTTTTTTACCTTCCCATGAAGCTTGGCTGATGACAAAAAGTTTATAGCCCGCTATAATTGCTTTTCCGTGTGCTTCGGGCAATCCCGTTACTACCGGTAAAATTGCTGGGTCAATACCCACCGACTTTGCAGCCGATTCAAAAGTTTCTAAATGCTTCATTTTTAAAGAGTGAATAAGTCGTTATATAATTGAATGAACTGTTTGCCTGCATAAACAGCTAGCTCGCTACTTTTGAACACGAGGCGGGAGCCGACACCCGAACTCGAGTAACCGTAGTAGTAGTCGTGGCACGAGAAACCGACACCCGAACCAACCGTTTTAAACCATGGATAATACTTGGCTTCGTTTGAGTTTCTCCAGTCGGGTTGCCAGCCTTGATTTAGGGCTTTGGCAACAATTCCTAATTTTGCATGTGCTACGCTTGCAATCATATCGGTATCCTGTCCGTTGTATGAAAGCAGGGTTTTCAAGTTATCAGATGCACCCACTATCTTAAGCGCATCGTCAAAAGTCTTTACCCTGTCCGTAATTTTTTCGGAAGCTTTTTTAATAGCCTCTACTTGCTCGGTAGTGAGTTGTATCTCTACCTCTTGGTTGTTGATGTTGATCGTTGTTTTCATATTATTTTATGTTTGTTTTATTAAAGCCCCCAGTTTAAGGCGGCGGTTGGTTAAAAAAGTTTAATTGTAATTCCAGTACCTGACCGCTTTAAGCTGATTTGACATTGTGTCTCGCAGTGCAAATCCGCTAATGAAACTATTTGATCATGGTTAATTTCATTTGTATTGAAAGCAATTTGCTCCACATCTCCAGAGTCTTTTACCGCTCCCTTAATGTTCTGACTTGGAAAGTTGTTCAGCAAGGAGCGCATTACTTTAACTTTGTTTGCTTGAGTGATCATTGTATTGAATTTAATTTGTGGCAACATTACCATCGAACCCGCCACGGTCTCGAACCGTGGCGACTACCAGTCGGGTTAACTATTTAAAAAGATGAGTTATAGCAATGTGAATAACTGCCAGCGCCCAAACTATTACAACCAAGTACATGAGCCAGTTCAGGTACTTATTAGCTTTATAATATTTGGTGGTGTGTGCCATGTTAGTTTGCGGTTATGCTGAATGTTAATTTTACTTCCTTGCCATTTTCGCCCGTAATACGTTGCCAGCCTCTTATGTACATGCTGGTACGGGTTTTAAATTGGGCATCAATAATGATGTCCACGCCCTCGGTAAACAGCGGGTTGTTTACCTTTTCTTTTTTAGAGTTCAGCTCGGCAACACGGGTTGGGTTTAGGTTACCTTTTTTGTCGGGCTTCATAAATGTGTTAAGCAGGTCGGCAAGTACGCCACGGTTGTCATCATCGGATGATAGGTTGGCAATCACTTCTTTAATTTTGGCAACTCCTGCGCCCTCTGTGCCGTCAAATCCTATGGTTTCATTGTAGCCCATGGTAATACTTGAATTTCCGTCTCTTGCGCTAAACGTGTGGCTGGCTTGCCCTTCCTTAATTCCGTACAGCTCATTTTTAAGGCTGATGATAGATTCAAAATCTTTGAAAACACTATCCACAACTTTGTTTTGCATTGCGCCAAAATCAACCAGCTCGGGTGTTTTGTTGGTTACCATCGTATCAATCATTTCTCTTAAAGCCACTTTGTCGGCTTCACGCTTTGCCTTTTCGGCTTTTTCTTCATTAGCCAGCTCGTTTTTTAGCTCGGCTTTTTGCTCGGGTGTTAAATCTGTGATTTTCATTATCTATCGGGTTTTGTTAAATTTTGCTTATCTGTTGTTTGAAGGCTTTCACGGTATAGGTCCGCCAATTTTCTGCGGAGTTCAATCCGTCCATCAAGTTGGTGGTTCGGTATTCTCGCCAGCCGGTCTTTTATATCGGCAATCTCTTGCTCTATATCTCGCATAGCCTTACATCTATCTCATTAACCAATTTTATTTTTTGTGCGCCTGTTTTCTGCCTTTTAACCACTTCAAACATATCTAGGTAGTAATAAACCGTAGTCCGCTCACGGTTGAGCACATCGGCAATTTCTGCGTCTTTTAGGGTGGTATTGTTTCTGATCAGTTGTGTGGCAACTATTCTTGCCTCTACTAAATCCTGCGTACGTTTACTGCCTTTTATATCGGCTGTGCTTATGCCCAGTTTTTGGCAAACCATTAAAAGCAGTTGCTCTGGAGTATTTGCTATGCGGGGCTTTATTGCGTTCATCACAGCGGTTATTTCATTCTGTAAATTCATATCCTAAAAAACTAAGTCCATTATGTACTCATGCGCAGTTAAAAACTCATGATCCTGGCAAAGCCTATCTGCGGAGTGTAGGAAAATATATTCTTGATAGTTGTAATCGTCAGTCTCTTTGCGCTCCTCCAAAAAATCAATTGCGCCATTTACATTAATGCACAACCCACCGTCCTGTACTCCCACAATACTCAAAAACTCCTCACGGTTACGGCGCTCCCACTCGTTATTGAAAAACCCACGGAAAACAGAAGAGTAAGCCAAGCGTTGCTCTATCAAGGGGCAACCAATATGTAGCTTGTTTAAAACCTTTAAATAAACTTCAAACTGGTGGTCAGCGTAACGCTCCTCACTCCAGTTTAAAATCTCACACACCCGCTCTTTCTGCGTTTGGTGCGTAGCCCTTACCTTGGCTATGTGGGTTTGCTTTTTGGTGGTGGTTGTTTTCATTTGCTTTGTTAAATTTTACCGTGGTAATCGTCTGCACCTTTTTGCCAGATGACGAATTGCCCGCCGTTTTCTCCTATGTATCTGCCCTTGCTGTAGGCAACAAATCCCTCTATAAATATTTTTAAATCCGCATCGTACATTACGTCAATGGCCGCCTGTCCTTTTGGGTTATTGCCTTTCATCTGCGAAAACACAATGATCAACTTTCCCTTTTTCCGCAACCGTTCTTTAAAATCGTAGAACTTATTAAAGTTCATTCGGGTGTATTGGTAGCTGTTGATGATGACAACCCCAGGGCTTTTCGGCTTAGCCAATCGCTCTTCCAGTTGCTTCATGGTTTCTTTAGTCCATATCAACTTGCCCTTGGTGTTGCTATTATTGATGCCGTGACGGTTTAGCGCCTCTTGGATGGTCATACTGTCGCCCTCTTCCATATCGTTCACCACAATTCGTCTATCCAGTTTTGAAAGCTCTTTAACCAACTGCATCATAAATGCTCCCTTACCGTTGGTACTGTGGGCATAAATAAACCACAACCCAGATGCTTCCGGTTTAGCAAATGCCGCCTGCCATTTTTCGCCCCATTCAATAACCTCATAGCTTTTATTTAAAATATCATCGGGAGTCCAAGCCCGCTTTATCCTTTCCGCCATTAAGCAACCTTTTCCAAAAGCAATAAAATATCTGCTCTCCTAAGCCCTGCCAATCCTAAACCGCTCGCTAAACAGCTTTTTACTATTTTAGGAATCAGCTTTTTGTCTTCTACATTATGCTCCAAAACATCCGTTATTAATTTTCTGTAGAACATTTGCTTCTCTTGTGGGTCTACCGGTGTAATACTCATATAGTTCCCGCCAAAACGGCTTAGTATCTCCCGATAACCCACTTTTTTTCTTTCGATACCTTTAGTAATGATTTCTTCTAATCCGTCTGCACCGATTAGATACCATCCACAAACCCACTCCGTTGCATTCCATAATGCTTTTAAGAATTTAAAAGACTTATAATCCAAATCACCCGCCTCGTCAATAATTACAATCGGTTTTATCAAAACATTGGCTAGGTAGTATTTAATGCGTTGCTTAACATCGTTGATACGTCCGTTGTTGTCAACGCCAAGTTTTGACGCTAATTCCCTAACAAACAAATGCTCAGTTGGGCACTGGCTAGCATCAATCAAAAAGCAGTTTTCTATAGTCTTAGAGAGGTGTTTTGCGCTGGCTGATTTACCTATCTCGCAGTCGTCAACAAAAATCATTGCCTTTGAGTTCTCCTTACAAAAAAGAACATCGCTCTTAATTGAATCGTAAACCTCTGTTTTTGCGAAATTCCATGCCTTTACATTATTATTAACGCCCAACCGCATTCCCATATCAATCCAGTGAGGTTCTTTGATAAGTTGCCCTGGTGCTTCTCCGCCTTTTAATCTGCTCCAAATAGATGGGTTCATGCCATAGCTGACAGCAAAAGACTTATCATTTCCACCGTGTTTTTTGCGTTGCTCTTTTAAGGCGACTAATACTTTTTGTTTAAAATCTTCTGTTAAATTCATCTGAAACGTGATTTAGTTGATGTGTCGAAACTTGTATTTGGTTTTAAAGGAGTTTCAAACTCGCTTTCAATTGGCGCCAACATTTCTGCGGGCTTATCCGCTGGGCGGTATTGCTCCACGTTTTTAAACTGTAGCCTGTTTTTTCGGGCTGGCTTAACTTCCTCATCAATAATTGTAATGCTGTTGATCTCTTTGGCGTTGCGGTTAATGTAGCCCTGTACTGTTGCCTCGTATGCGCTCATTATCGAGCGATAATCTTTATCACTATCCTTACTTTCTAACTTACCCCTGCTATATTCTAAATCACCCAGTAACTCGCAAATCTGTGTGCCCTGTAAATCATAAACCAAGGCTTTTAAAACATCGCCTTCATTATCATCAAGCCAGTAAAGCTGTACCGTTTGCCCCTCAATTTTTTGCAGAATTTGGATAAGGATTTCTCCAAGAGCAACCTCCCCGTTAAAGCCGACTACTCTGTGCAGTCCCTGTAGAATGATACGCCCAGCTTTCATACTGCTTTTTTGAGAGAAACCGATATGCGGAAGAATGCCCGCCCAATTAATTGGCGTTAACTCTGGGTGCTGTTTTTCTAAGAACACATCCTCACGGGTCATGCCCGGGTGTAGTGTTTGGTTGCTGTGTAATTGCGAGTTCCAAAGTTGGATGGTGTCAATAGAACTCTTAACTATATCAACCTTCGGCATAAACTCCACCTTTTCAACTGCCCTTTGGTTATTTTCGCCTACGCTAAACGGGCGGCCAATCCAAGCGTGGTGTTTTTTATCAAATTCTTTTCCGTAACGTATCTGTCTCCAGTACTGCTCTATTGCTTTACCTCTTGCATTGTTTGCCTCAATCCTAACCTCGGTAAACATTGAGCCTGGTGCTAGCAAATCATCTTTATAGGTACTGTTTAAAGAACTTTCACACTCTAATTCATACGGAAGACTTAAGCCCCAGCCCGCATAATTGCGAACCATTTGGCGGTAAAACTCTTCTATAATTCCCTCTTTAGTTTCGCCATATACATAGGTTGTAATTACTTCACTACCTAAATCAGCACCGCAGTAAAACCATAATCTTTTACCCTTAGCATATTCAAAAGGTGGCTTTCTATCATCAATGGATATCATAGTCCCTGCAAAATCAGGTTGTTTTAATTTATGGAATGGTATGTAAAGCCCTTTAAAACGTTGCCTATCTCCACTACGTAAAGAGTGGCTAACAACTTTTAATTCCCATGCGCTTTGGTAAGCGTAAACAGTACTTTCGCTTGCGGGCTTGTAACACTCTAAAGTGTTGTCGTAAATCTCGCCAGCGTACTTAAAATTTGGGCTATCTTCATTTTTAGAATCTTTTCTAATGCCGATGCTAATTTGACCGGCTAAAAACTGGTCGTATCTTTCGCTTACCTCGTTGTAGCTTGGCTTGTACGGAAGCTGTCCGGCGTAAATATCCTGCCATAAGCGTATCATTTCTGGCGTTACTAATTGCGCATTGCTGTTGTTGTTACGTCCGTCAATAATGCTTTCGTAATTGTGGTCAATCCATCGGTTATAACGCTCTCGCAACATCTTTTCAGATTTTGGTAGCGAGTGGCTACAGCTGTGCTTAGCTTTCAGATAATCGTTAAAGGAAATACAGTCGCCCACTAAACTTGCCCAAATACCGGTGGCTCTGCCTCCACGGCTTTTTTTAGCCATTTCTCTAACAGTTTTAAGGCTTGCCAGTGCGCCCATCACGCTGGCGTTAATGGTGTAACGCTTCCGCTGTGCAGGCGTTAAAAATTCGCCATTGCTTTCAAACTGATATTTATCGTAAAATATACGGGCATCGGCATCCATCTTAAAAAAGTTTGCCATCGGGTGGGTTTCCTGCTTTGGCAACGAAAAGCGTTTAACAGCCATATCGTACCAATCGGATGGCATAGCGTCGATATCGATTAACACCTCGTTTCCGGGACCTCTGCCTTCTTTCAATCTAAAGCCAGGAACACGCAACGCCCTTTTTTCGTAAGCTGAATAGCTCAACACAGCCAAACTATCATCAGTACACTTATCAATATCAGATAAGAGGTAGCTCAGTTTGATGCCTATTTTGTCGTTGTAAAGTTCGTAAGCTGATGTGTTCATGTTTTAGCTTTGTTATGTTCCCGCCCTGTAGCGATGACAGGGTAACGCTTTCGGGAATTTTGCTACTTTTATAATCTCACTTAAAATTGTAGCATTATGAATGATGAAAAAGTTAAAGAGCTTGAGGCTGTGCTTGTGCATTTGGCAAAGCGTGTTGAAAAACTAGAGGGTAAAACCCGTTCAGCGCCTTCAAGCTCGTACCTTAAAGAACTTTTTGCTGAGGCAAAAAAGATTCTCCAAAACTGGCATTAGTTAAATGCCTACTACATCGTAGTATTCTAATTCGGGGTAATGGTACACCTTTCGGTATATTGTTATCCCGAATAGTTTAACCGTTTTCACGGTTTTTTCTACTCTCATTTTCTCGGTTTCGCCACCGGCTGGGGTCAATTCGTGTTTGATTTCTGTTTTTATCATGATTATTGAATTAAATAAGTTTCTTAAAATGATGTATTGCTGATAAGTAGCAGGTAAAAAAGGAAGCCCGTAAACTTCTTTAAAGTACTTTCTGTCAATGAAAAAATGCTTTGACAAGCTTTTGTGCGCCTTGTATTCTTGCTCGGTTATCATGTATGATATTACTTATCTAGTCCTAACTCTATTCTCAATTTTGGCACAATGTTGTCGCCTTTGTAGTGTCCGTTGATTACCTGACTGGTAACCCTTAAACTTACACCAACACGCTTAGCAAGAAATTTTACTTTCAACCCGCTTTTATCAACCTCCTCTTTCAAGTAGAGGTTTTCAGGGTATTTCACATTATATTCTTTCGTCTGCTCCAT